ACGACACGACCCGAAACAGACAGAACTCTCCAAGCAGATCTTATCAGCTGCGAGACTTCCGTTCGGAGATGGTGGCTGGACTATCGGGCGGAGAGCTTCACAGTCGACTGTCTGCGCGACGGTTGCTACTGCGTTAGTCACGCATTACGCGACACGCCCACCGATGGATCTTGACATCATGGTGGGCTAGGTGTAACGGCATCTCTAGAATTGCGCCATGGGATTATTCGATCTATTCGTTCCGAAGGTTAACGCTGCGTCTCCGACTTCTTCTATTAGCTTAGAAGCTGCGGAATCGCTTTATCCTGTTAACTCGATTAACTCTCTCGGCGGTTATTACTGGCAAGGTAATCAGACCGCTACTCGTACAGAAGCGATGGGCGTTCCAGCATTAGCTCGCGCTCGTAACATCATCTGCACGACTATCGGATCTTTCGAGATGCACACTCGCAACGTCGCAACAGGCGAAAAGGTTCAACAGCCGCGCGTCATTAATCAGCCAGATCCAAGAATCGCGGGTTCCGCGTTCTGGTCATGGCTTGCCGAAGATTTACTCTTCACAGGTTACGGATACGCGCGCGTTATGGCTCGCTATGCGGACACTGGAAGAATCCAAGCGATGGAACGAATCGATCCTATTCGTGTAACTGTTAGAACTAATTCTATGGGAACAGAGATCGACGCTTACGCAGTCGATGGAAGTTACATCGATCCAAGCGATCTAGTCGTCTTTACTGGACTCGACGAAGGTGTTCTAAATCGCGCGGGGCGTACTATTCGCGCAGCTAGCGCATTAGAGAAGACGGCTTACGATTTCGCAATCGATCCAAATCCACAAACAATCTTAAAGAACTCTGGCGTAGCACTTCCAAAAGATCGCGTAGCTGCACTCGTAGCAGCGTTTAAGAATCGTACTTCTAAAGCTGTTACATTCTTGAACGGCGACGTATCGATCGAGACTGTCGGTTACGATCCTAAGAATCTTCAACTAAACGAAGCTCGTGGCTATCTCGCCCTGGAGTTATGTCGCGCCGCCGGTCTTCCCGCTTATTTCGCAAGTGCAGAGCCTAATAGCTTTACTTACTCGAATGCAGTTAGTGAACGACGTTCTCTTATCGATTATTCACTTCGTCCATTAATGACAGCGATCGAGCAGCGTTTATCTTTATCAGATTTCACGCCACTAGGACAGGACGTTAAGTTCGATCTCGACGACTTCTTGCGTGGTAATCCAATGGAGCGCGCGCAAGTTTACGAAATCCTAAATCGAATCGGTGCTATGTCGATCGATGAAATCCGAGAAGAAGAGGATCTACTTCTATGAAAATAACTACACCGATGAACATCACAGCGGCAGATTCTAACTCTCGCACAATTAGCGGAAGAATCGTCGCATTCGAGGAAGCTGCGAACGCTTCAACTGGAAAGGTCGTATTCGCTAAGGGTTCAATCTCTCCAGCTCCAGTAAAACTTAATTTAGAACACGATCGCACTCGTCCAATCGGTAAGACCCTAGACATGACACTAGATGGCGACGCGATTAACGCGACTTTCAAGATTACAAACACGACAGCGGGAACAGACGCACTTACAGAAGCGATGGACGGACTTCGCGATGGCTTCTCGATCGAATTAGCTGTAGATGATTACATCATGCAGAAGGACGGCACTATGCGCGTTCTAGCTGGAGAATTAACTGGCGTAGCACTAGTAACGGAGCCAGCGGTTCGCTCGGCTCGTGTTAGCGAAGTAGCTGCAACAGAAGGCGAAGAAGTCGCCGAAGAGATTTCCGATTCCACAGTGGAAAAGGAAGTAACACCAACAACAGAAGGAGACGAAGTGGACAACACCGTCACAAACGCGGAAACCGTCGAGACGGTCGAAGCTGCTCAATCCGTAACAGCCGCAGCGAAGCCAATCGTAGGCGGATCATTCACTAAGCCACGCTTGGAGTTCACAGCTGCCAAGTATGTCGAAAACACAATCCGCGCAGCTATGGGCGACGATCAAGCTCGCCAGTACGTTCTAGCAGCGGATAACACCACAGATAACGCAGGTCTCGTCCCTACTCGCCAGATGGCAGAAGTAGTAAACGGACTTTCAACTATGATCCGTCCATCTATCGACGCGATCTCTCGCGGAACTCTTCCAGACGCTGGAATGACTTTCGAGATTCCTAAGATCACTGTAGCTCCAACTGTTGCAGTGACAGCCGAAGAAGGAACACCATCAGAGACAGACCAGAACAGCGCGTTCATCTCTGTAGACGTTAAGACCTTCAGTGGCCAGCAGACCTTCTCGACACAAATCCTCGACCGCAGTTCGCCCGCGTTCTTCGATGAGCTTGTGCGTAACATGGCCGCAGCTAAGGCGAAGGCAGAAAACGCTTATGTCTCAGCTGCTCTAGTTTCAGCTGCAACAGCAGACGGAACTACTACTACAACTTATCCAACAGCTGCGGAACTCTTGGGCGTAGTCGCTCGCGGTGCTGCTTCTGTTTACGGAGCTACAGCTGGACTTCCTAATGGATTCGCTAAGAACATCATTATGGGAACTGGCCAGTGGAGCAACGTCATGCAACTAAACGACAGCGGACGTCCTATCTACATGGCGCAACAGCCACAGAATGCTGGCGGCGTAGCTCGTCCAGATTCACTTCGCGGTTCAGTCGCAGGACTCGATCTATACGTCGATCCATCACTAGCAGCAACAGACGCAGACGGAACGATCTTGATCGTTAACCCAGACGCTTACACATGGTACGAGGGGCCAACGTTCCAGCTTCGCGCGAACGTTATCGCTTCTGGCCAAATTACTGTCGGCTACTACGGTTACGGCGCACTAGCGACCAAGATCGCAGCTGGCGCATTCAAGAACAACAAGGCTTAATCCGCCACCAATCATCGGCTAGTTCGCTCCCGAGCTAGTCGAGCAGTAGAAAGGAAGAGCTAATGCCTAACATAATTACAGCTGCACAGCTGCGATCCGTCCTTGGCGTTAGCTCTTCCCTCTACAGCGACGGCTATTTAGACGACATCATCGACACAGCCGAGCAAGCTATTCTCCCTTTACTTATTCAGAACTCGACGGCTATCGTGGAATACAAGCTCGACGCTAACGTCGCTACGTTCTACACTCGTCGCGTTCACACTTTCGTCGAAGGCCAGTCGATCGTCGTAACTGGTCTTCCAGCTCCATTTACAGCGACTCACACAGTTACAAAAGTTACAGACACTTCATTCTCCGCCGCTCTTACATCTTCGGACGTAACAGCCCGCCAGATCATTCCAAACGGAACGGCAACTCTCAGCGGCTATTCAGCTGCCACTCTTTACGTCGGTAACGCTTCCATCGAGTCCGCGATCTACGCGGTATCCATCGAAGTCTTTCAATCTCGCACAGCTGCGGGCGGTCAGATCGAGGGGCTAGATTTCGCTTCGAGTCCCTATCGCATGGGGCGAAGCCTCTTAAATCGCGTCGTAGGCCTCTTAGGTAATTACATCGACGTCGACACGATGGTCGGATAATGACAGCTAGCACAATTCTTTCAAGCGTTCGCACTCCACTAAAGACAGCTATCGCAGGAGTCGCGGCGAATACTTACGATTCTGTCCCAGAGTCGCCGATCGTTCCATTCGCTGCAATCGTCCCGAACATTCCTTATTTAGAGCCTCAGCTTCTAGGTATAAATAACGTCAAGCTAAAGGTTAATTTAGTTATGACTGTAGGCGTAGCGATCTACGATAATCAGAGCGCACTCGATAACTGGGAACAGCTCGTAATTAGCATTCTGGCGGCTATACCGTCAGGGTATGAAGTCGGAGACGTATCGAATCCGATTCCGTTAAACATAGGCGCGTCCGAGATTCTCGCAGGAGAGATTCAGCTCGCCACTTACTACACACAGACAAACTAGGAGACAAACATGGCCACGACCGTAATCACAGGGCGCGATCTTTCGTTTACGATCGCGACCGTTTCTTACAATGAACAAGCAACAAGCGCGACGCTCAGCTGCGACGTAACTATCGATCGTTACGACGTTCTAGCTGCGACTCCAGCTTATAAGTCAGTAGACAAGCAGTGGACTTTCGACGTAGAAATGCTTTCAGACTGGGGCGCAAGTGGCTCACTCTGCGAAGCTCTATGGACAGCGGCAGAATCAGCTCCGAACTCGACTCTAGCGGTATCGCTAACAGCTGTTACAGGAGCGGTCTTCGCGTTTAACGTTCTTCCAATCTTCCCAAGCGTGGGCGGCACATCACCAAGCGCGCAGACTGTTAGCCTTAGCTTTACAGTCGTGGGAACACCTACAGAGACATTCAGCTAAGAAAAGAATCGGGAGCGAACATGAAAACAGAACTAGAAGTAACTTTCATCTCTGGAGAGGTCGCGACATACGTCGCGGCCAATCCCGAGTGGGTTAAGTGGGAACGAAAGTTCAATACCACAGTGAACGAAGCAGAAACGAAGCTTGGACTTGAAGGTCTTAACTTCTTGGCTTATAACGCGATGAAACGCGAAGCAGCTGGGAATCCAGTTAAACCTTACGAAGTCTGGATCGAAACTATCGAATCGATTACCAGCAAGAGGTCAGACCCAAAAGCTGGAGCGTCGGAAGCTTAAATCGAATCTTAATCGAGGTCGCGATGGCGACTGGGATTCCGATGAGCGAGTGGAAGACGGAAGAAGATTTACTAACAGCTATAGAGATCTTGGAGAGGCAGAATGGCAAGTAAGAAGGGCGTCTACTCGATAGAGGTCGAGCCAGCTGCGCTTAAAAACTTGATCCAGACTCTTAATCTTCTCGATAAAGAAACACAGAACGAGATCCGCGACGCCGCGCTGCCACTATCGAAGCGTCTAGCGGGTCAGCTCATGATGAGCGCGCAGGGTGCGCCAGCTCCACAGACTAAGCTCGTAGCTCAGACTATTACAGCTAAGCGAGATCGACTTATTCGCGTGGACATCGGTGGCTCGAAGAAAGTCGGTCGTAAGTACGGCGGAGAATCTTCTAAGAGCGGTAAAGGTAATAAAGTCCGACAGAACGCAGCTCCAGCGGGTGCGCTTCTCTGGGGAACGGAATACGGCGGCGGTCGAGGCACAGATTCACTCGGACGCGCTTACACCGATAGATTCAAGGCTCCACGCAATAAGCGCGGATACTGGATCGCTCCAGCTGTTGACTATTACACGCCTATAGTCGCGAAAGAATACATCGATCTCATTCAGGGCGTAATTAAGAAAGCGGGTCTCGACTAATGGCTGGCATTCCAAAAGTAAAGATAACTTTCGACGCCGACTTCGACGAATTAAAGAAGGGCGTTAAAGGCGCGCAGGGTGAAGTCGAAGGCTTCTCGGATCGTGTAGGTAAGTTCGGCAAGGTAGCCGCCGCAGCGTTCGCCGCTGCTTCTGTTGCTGCCGCTGCCTATGCTGGGAAGCTTCTTATCGATGGCGTTAAGTCAGCGATCGCAGACGAAGCCGCTCAGGTCAAGCTAGCGACATCTCTAAAGAACGTTACAGGGGCTACTAATACCCAGATTAAAGCTGTCGAAGATCAGATAACTAAGACGTCACTTCTTACAGGACTTACAGACGATCAGCTGCGTCCATCTTTAGATCGACTTGTTAAAGCTACGAAAGACGTTCAGAAGGCGCAAGAACTTCAAGCGATCGCGATCGACGTAGCGGCGGGCAGCGGGAAAAGTTTAGAAGCTGTAACTAATGCCATGGCTCGCGCAGCCGAGGGGAACACGACCGCTCTAGGTAAGTTAGGCGTAGGACTGTCTTCTGCGCAGCTTAAAACTATGTCGATGGAGCAGATAACAGCTTCTCTAGCTAAGACTTTCGAGGGACAAGCTTCCAAGCAAGCCGACTCTTTCCAAGGAAAGATGGCTCGTCTTACTGTTGCATTCGACGAGGCT